ATTTATTTATTTATAAATTCGTCTATTATAGATTTCGTAAGTCTTCTATTGTTGTGTATTGGTTCTTCGGATATTTCTTGTTCTTCTGATTCTGACTCTTTGGTTTCTAATTTATCTAACATATCAGACATATCGTCTTCAGATACTTTATTCATATCTACCGCTGATAATATAGAGTTAACTACGTATTTGTAATCCTTTGATTCTAGTTCTTCAGACCCACTTCTCATTTTTTGAGCTAATTTACCAGTTAATTTCTGTATAGATTTAAGTATATTCTCTTCGTCAGCTGGTTCTTCAGTTGGTTCTTCATCACTCATCTCATCATCTACAATCTCTTCGTCATCAACCATCCCTTCGGTATCTTCTGGGGTTTCGGTGTCCATCATATCTGAATCATCAGTTAATTCAGTTTCCATGTCAACACCCATATCTTCTGGTGATTCTGGTTTAAAATCAGTACCTAAATCTTCGGTATCATCAAACTCTGAAGTCGATTCAGAATCGTTATTAATAGAAGAAGCCGAATCCGTATTATCAGATTCAGCTCCTTTAATTTTTAAAACGTAACGTTCAGTTAGACTTTTTTTTTTAAAACATCTATATTTTCAGAATGACCAACATTTTCGTTGATTTGTTTAAACATCATATTTAAATGCTTAAGTGCTTCTGCGTATGATCTGTAAGAATGTTCGTGTATGTTTTGAACACCACTAATATATTCGTAACCAGATTCTTTTTTAACCTTTATGTAAACATGTTTTTCTTCCTGTACAATACCATATTCGGTACCGTCAGAGGCTAATGCTTCGTGTAAGACATCTGATGGTGTACCAGTTTTAGATACATTTTCATTCATACTGTCTTTATTTATACCAGCAATCTCTAAAATTCTTAACAATTTTTCGTCTGGGTTTACTATTTTCTCTGAACCTACTGGTCTCATAATTTTCTATTTATTAAATAAGTGTTATTCTTCTTATAAATATAAGCCTTTTATTAAAAAAATCAATATACTTCATTTTCTAATGATAATAGCTCATCTTTAATGTCTATCCCTAAATCCCTTAACTGTTCTAGGTACTTAGATCTTCTAAGATATTTGAATACTAAGTTCTCTGTACTATACTCACCACCCTTGGTTAAACCACTTTTTCTGTAGGCTCTTATCTTAGCTTTTAATTTATCTATTTTTAATATCTTAGCTTCTGGGTCTGTTTCTTTAATTATATTAGTTAATTTTTTATCGAAATCTTTAACTTTTTTTATTATACCCTTTTTATCTATAACACCCTCACCTTTATCTTTGGTGGGAGTTTTAATCCATTTGTTGTATAATACACTGTATATACCATCTGAATCTACTGTCTCCTTGATGTCTTGTGCGTATAACTCAACGTCAAACTCTTTTATACTTATATCGTGTTTTATGTTGTATAACTCTTTTTTAGCAGTAAAAAATTCATCAGCTAATAAGGTGTCATCTGTTACTTTTTCTTTATCTATAACTACGTGTAAGTCGATATCTGAATACTTAGACCAGTTATAATTAGCTATACTACCTACTATAATGATATCTTCAACCACAACAGTTTCTATACCCATACTATCCATAAAGTCTTTAGTTATAGATATTAATCTATCTCTGATATCTTTATCTAATTTAACTTCTTTAAAATTATCGGAATCATGGTTAACCCAAATATCTTGAGCTAAACTGTCGTTCACATTAAAACTTTTTATAATACCATCCATATGTAATAAATACACGTATTTTAATAAAAAAACCTTTTATATTAGATAATCATCAGCAAATTCTTGAGCTATCTGATGGTCATCTGTTTTTTCTATCCAACCAGTGATAATGTATTTAGTTTGACCTTTTAATGGTGGGTTACCTCTATGTTTATGTGTCCATAGGGCTGGTGCCATAATTAATTTACCAGTTTCTGGTTTAACTTTTTGTTGATTGAATTTAAATTCAGTTTCACCACCCTCAACATCGTTAAGGTAATATATAAAGAATAATTCTCTTTTGGAGGTTGACCCTCCTTCGTTCTCGTGATGCCAAGCATAGTACCCTTGATCATCTATATATCTTTGCATTTGCATATGTGGTACACCATTATTACCTGCTACATAACAGGATTGTGCACTCATAACCGCAGAAGATTTAGATTTAAAATCACCGTTTATGGTCATGAATGGGTTTTGTGTGATGTAATCAACTAGATTAGACAATAAATTTTCTCTCAGATAGTCGTATATGTATAACCAATTATCGTTATCTAGGTTTAAGTGTATCATAAGGTCTGTAGATGATTTAACTGATTTATTAACACCAGCACCACTTATACCTTCACTTTGTTCACTAGATGTTTCAAACTCATTGATTATAAAATCACACACCTCTTTAGATAAAGTTTTTTCGTATATTTTAACTAGATTATCCATTATATAACTTTATTGTATATCATATCAAACTTACTTATTTTATCATTCAATCTTAATGGTTTTATATTGGTATCATAAAAATCACATAATTCAGATCCTTTAAAGTATACGTGTAGATTCACATTTAAATCATTGGTTAAACCTAAAGCGTATTCTTTAATGCGCGTGTAGAATTCTTCGTCACTATTACCATCATTATCGAAAATTACCAATAAATCACTATTATCTAACTCAAAGTTATAGGTTTTAACTAATTCATTGTTTTCAGAATATAATTTTATCACCCAATCGCCTATCTCTGGCATCAACATACTTCCCCAGGTACCTCCGTTTAAATACATATCACCTAGAAATTCGTTATCGTAAAACCACTCTACTCGGTAACCATAGTCACCATTTACAGCTACTTTTACAACCTCATTTAGGGTTATCTGCACACTAGAGTCATTAGATATCTTAAATTCCATGTTATAGCTTTCTGTAAGTATAGTTTTTAGATATTTTAGTATTAAAGTACTTACCTTGACTTTCGGATAGGTTTAATTCAGCGAATACATCGTGAGGTACATCATCATATTCATATGAGGCGCCACTCTTAAATACCACTATCAATTTTTTAGATGGGATATTGTATGTCCCTTGTTGTATGTTCGAACTCTCGTACTTGGCTACTATGTTTTCACCTAAATACTCTTTACTTGTCACTGGCATATGTATATTCAAATGTTCTAGTAGGCGTTATTTTAACTAGACGGTCTATAGTGTCTAGACTATATAATTTAGTTGTTGTAACCAACAAATCACCTTCTTCAGTTTTTGTTGTCTCTTTTTCTGTGACCATTAAGTTGTTACCAGTCAGACTAGTACTGGTTAATTTACCAGTATATTCCTTAACATCACCACTTCTAAAATAGATTGTAATCTTTTCCATGTATATTTATATTTGAATAAAAGGTAGAATAATTTTTGATATTGTAAAGTATAATGCTATCTTTGTTTAAAACAAATTATAATATGAAGGAAAGAATGACTAACGAACTTAGGGTGGCTTTTACAAAAGGGCAGTCTTTAGCGTTAAAATATGATGACTCATTACTTAGATTACAACATGTTGTTTACGGTATACTAGTTACAGATAATATGGTTAGAGAAATAGTTAAAAATAAGGTAACTGATTTCGACTTACTTATAGATGACATGTATAACCTAATAAAAAGAACGTCAGATGGTCTAGCTGATGGTTCTAGTACCATATTACCATTTGAAACTGAGTTACACGATGTAATAAGAAATAGTGTTTTGAAGAAAAAGACTGAAGAGTACGTGACAGTAGAAACTTTTTTTAAGATCTCAATGGAAGTAGATTCTGCTTTCGTTAAGTTGTTTAAAGATTTTGGTCTAACAAAAACATTTGTATATAGAAAAATAAAACAATTAACAAATAAAACAAATATGAATATAACACCGAACGAAGATGAGTCACCTAGAATTAGAAGGAAGACTAATGAAAACTCTAAAAGTAANACACCTATGTTAGATGGTTTTGGTAGAGACTTAACCAAATTAGCTTTAGAGGATGTATTAGACCCAGTTATAGGTAGATCTCATGAGGTTGACAGGGTTTGTCAAATATTAAGTAGAAGGAAGAAGAATAACCCTATATTGATAGGGGACCCAGGTGTGGGTAAGACTGCTATAGCTGAGGGTTTAGCTATTAAGATAGCTAATGGTGAATGTCCTAGGACTTTGATCGGTAAACGAGTTGTAACATTAGATATGACTTCTTTAGTTGCGGGTACCAAGTATAGAGGTCAATTTGAGGAGAGAATTAAATCGGTAATAGATGAGGTTAAGGAGAATACTGATGTTATTTTATTTATAGATGAGATTCATACCATAGTCGGTGCTGGTAATTCATCTGGATCTTTAGATGCTGCTAACGTATTTAAACCAGCTATGGCTAGGGGTGAAATACAATGTATAGGTGCTACNACTATAGACGAATACAGAGAACATATCGAAAAGGATGGTGCTTTAGATAGAAGATTCCAAAAAGTTATGGTTAACCCAACTTCTTTGGAGGAAACTAAAGAGATACTTAAAAANATAAANAATAAGTACGANGATTACCATAAGGTTGAGTATTTAGATGAATCTATAGATGAAATTGTAAATCTAGCTGATAGGTATATAACCAACAGAGAGTTCCCTGATAAAGCTATCGATATTATGGATGAGGTTGGTTCTAGGGCTCAGGTATCAACTAAAACACCAAAAGAAATTAAAGATCTAGAATTAGCTATAAAGGAGATAAGAGATGAGAAGTCTAGTGTGGTTAAATCACAGAACTTTGAAAAAGCTGCTGGTTTAAGGGATAAAGAGAAGAAATTATTAGTTAAGTTAGAAGAAGCTAATGTTTCTTGGAGATTGAGTATTAATGAATCTAGGGTGGTTATCAAACCAGAAATGATTTCTAATGTTGTTTCTATGATGACTGGTATACCTGTTAGTAGGGTAACCGAATCTGATATAAATAAACTACTTAAAATGAGTGATACTTTGTCTGGTTCAGTTATTGGTCAAAGTGAGGCTATCGAAAAGGTTGTGTCCTCTATAAAAAGAAATAAAACTGGTTTTAGAGAACAATCTAAACCGATAGGTTCTTTCCTTTTTATTGGACCTACTGGGGTTGGTAAAACCGAATTAGCTAAGTCTTTAGCTGAAAGTGTTTTTGGTTCTTCTGATTCTATAATAAGATTGGATATGTCTGAATATTCAGAAAAGTTTAATATAAGTAAGATTATAGGTGCCCCTCCTGGATACGTTGGTTATAACGAGGGTGGTCAGTTAACTGAGAAAGTTAAGAATAAACCTTACTCCCTAATACTTTTTGATGAGATAGAGAAAGCTCACCCAGATATTTTCAATGTTATGTTGCAATTACTGGACGAGGGTTTTCTTACTGATGCTAATGGTAGAAAGATTAACTTCAAAAATACGTTAATCATAATGACTTCCAATATAGGATTGAAAGAGGTTCAGGATTTCGGTACGAAAATGGGGTTTAGTGATTCTTCTTCTAAAACAGATGATTTAGAGAATATTAAGAGTATAATCGATAAGAACATGAAGCGTACTTTTAAACCAGAATTTATTAACCGTTTAGATGAGATAATACATTTTAATTATTTAAGTGAAGATGATATAACTAAGATTATTGATATACAAATTAAGAATTTAGCTAAAAGGTTATCAGAAAATGGTTTTAAGCTTAGAGTCGATAAAAAAACTAAGTTATTCATTTTAAATGAAGGGTATGATAAGATTTATGGTGCTAGAGAAATAAATAGGACGATACGCAAGTATATAGAGGACCCTATATCAGATGAGATGTTAAATAAAAGATTACCTAAGTCTGGTTCTATATCTATAACTATGAATGTTAGTTTGGGTAGACCGAAAGTAACTCTTAAGGTAGAAAAATTTTAAGTAAAAACTAAAACTTAACGCAGTTGCGTACTATTTATATGTGTACTAAAATTACATAAATAAATGGCTACAGTAACAATATACCTTAGAAATGATTTAGGTCGAGCGCTCTCGTATACAGAGTTAGATACTAACTTCGAAAATATTAAAACGGTAATTGAAGACCTCGGTATAGGGGATCTTAACGATATCGTACTATTAAATCCTCAAAATGGGGATTTANTAGCTTATAATAGTGTGACTAGTGAATTTGAAAACACTAAGGATGTCTCTTTAGATACCCTTAGTGTTTCTAGTTTAACAGAAGACGTAAATCCTACACATTTCGTTTCATACAACAATAATACTGGTGAGTTTCAGTTTTCTGAAATAGTTTCTGGTACTAGTGGGACAGCTGGATCTTCTGGTCAGAGTGGTGTTTCGGGATCTTCAGGATCTTCTGGTTCTAACGGAACTTCTGGTCTAAATGGTGATAGTGGCGTATCCGCTTTAAGTGGTACATCTGGTTCTTCAGGGACAAATGGTGATGACGGTATTGCTGGTAATAGTGGTTTAAGTGCATTATCTGGTTCTAATGGTACATCAGGTACAAACGGAAATAATGGAGTTGCTGGTAACAGCGGTGCTTCAGCACTATCAGGATCAACTGGTACATCAGGTTCTAATGGGACTTCTGGTGTAGCTGGTAATAAAGGAGTTTCTGCTGTAAGCGGAACCTCTGGGTCTTCAGGAACAAACGGAAATAACGG